TGATATTGTTCCTGTAAGTTTTATAATAGCACTTCTTGCAACTGATGTAGATTCTGTTGCATCGCCGTCTGTAATTGTTAAAGTTGTAGTTGCTGCACCACCTGCAATAGATTTTTCTACATAACTAGCAACGGCTGCTTGAACCATGCTTAGATTGGTATTAGTTTTATCTCCCCATGTACCGGCGTTTTCGCCAGTTGCCATTAGTTCTAAACCGAGTGTTGTAAATGTTGATGCCATAATTTAATTCCTATTGTTTTACTTCTTGGACAGCTAGCCTAACTGTTCCATCAGTGTAATCATCTCGTCTTCTTCTACCTATTTGTTCTCCACCAAATTTTTGAACTTCTTCTTTGTATTTTTGCTCGTATAATTGTAACATATCCATTGGTCCTTTTAAATAGGCATATGATTCTACTAAAGCAGCATATAGTAAACCATTTGGAAAATTTAAACTAATGAAATTTGTCTCATTGCTAGAAGCTTCTAACTTAGCTGGTATAGCATTGTAATGAATTTTGTATACATATGTAGCATTTGGTATTGGAGATAATAATATTGCTCCTGAAGTAGTATTTGTATTACCACTTGCTCCACCTTTCATAGCAAAGTATTTAGGTCTTCCTGTAACACGTGCACCATTAAACTCATCTAAGAATGTCATATCTCTTTTTTCTAAAAAAATTGGATTATTAAAAGCTGCTGTAGAATCAGCAACTTCAACTGCTCTTACAAACAAAGCTCCTGCTGGTACATTTGCATGTTCTTGATTAGCTACTAAATTATCTTGAGCTGTTTTTCTATATGCATCACTAGGTATATCTCTAAAAATTCTGTACTCTGCATTTAAAACTATGTTCTCAATAACAGCATCAGTTAGCACGGTGCTAGTGACTTCTGTGTAGTTTCTAATATTTGTTCTTAAATCTGAGTAACTAATTCCTGCCATATTATCCTCTTTGATTTACAGGTCCTGCAAATACAAAACTGCCTCCACCTGTTCCACCTGTTGTTGCCGATGAAGCTAAACTAAAAGTAAAAGAGAAACTATATGATGTAGATACTCCATTATCTGTAATTGAGCTTGTTGTTCTTGTTATTATATACGATCCAAAAACTTTTGCACCTGAATTGTGTGCTCTTGCTGTTGTAACATTTGGTGTAACTCCAGTAATAGGAGCCGCTGTGCCTCTTGTACAGCCTGTTAAATTATTACCAGATTTACCTGTATATTGAATTGTTTCATTTGCAAATTTACCTACTAATAACTCATTAGTTGTATCATCAGAAGTTAGTACCTTTTCAATAACAATAAATCCACTAGTTGGAAAATTAGTTGCATCTGATAAAGTAATAGTAGTATCTGAATTAGTTAGATTTTCATTTAATGTAGTTTCTAATTCAAAAACACTTGAGGCAACACTACCTGCAGAAGATTTTACAGATGTAAATCTAATAGCATCACTTGTTTGAAAAGAATTTGTATCAATTCCTTTACTATCAGGAGAAATATAAACTACAACTGAAGTTAAAGATGAAGAAGTAATAAAAGGGTTATCCATTAAAACACTAGGCGTTGCAAATTCTACTCTATCTGGCCTTGCATTTTTAAGACCTTGTTCATCTCCGTGATGAGCACTTATTTCTAATTGAGGATGTTTTGATTCAAATTCTGATTTATGTACAATAGAACCACTCCATTCTTCAACCATTTCAGTGTATGGAAATTGCATTCCTGATCTATCTGATATTGCTTTTGAAAATTTTCCTCTTGCCATTATGTTCCTGGGTAATACACTTTTGGTGTTATGTGAACACTAGTAGAAGAACCATCTTCTGATAATGCTCTAGCTAATTCATCTTCATAAAGTAATTTCATTTGTTGAACTAACTGTGGGTTAAATTTTTGTGATAAGTAAAAAGCTAGACCAGATACCATACATGGTACAAATCTAAATGGAACATCTGTTGCATCTGTATAAGTAGATGATGCGTCTTGTATTCTTTTTACAAAATAAATATGAGCAGCTTTTGCTGCATTACTAGAATCAGCTGTTGGATAAACTGTTACAACTGTTTTTTCTACAAATCTTTGAACAAAATATTTTGATGGTGTTCCTTTTGATAATTTATTTGCTAGAGCTGAATAAGTTGATCTGTCTATTTTTGTAAGTGCAGAATCTGCTTGAGCTACTGCAGTTCTACTTGTTCTTAAAGTTGCTTCAAGAACATCTGCTACACCATAAGTATTAGCAGGATCTGTAACTGCACTTGTTCCATCACCGGTTGATCTAAACAAAATATATTCTGCTTGACCTTCAACTAAATTAATATCAGCTTCTCCTACTTCCCAATAGTGTAAACCTCTATTGCCCCATTCTTGAAACATTATATTTAAAGAACGTCTTGCTGTTTTTAATTGATATCCAGAGCTTACCTGTGAACCTATACGTTCGTATGCTTCTGCAATTATCTCATCAACTGCGAACGTTTTGTCAAAAGTAACTGCGCCTGAAGTTGTATTGGCCATTAGTTACCTTCCTATGAATATTCTTTAATAAATTCAGCTACGATTGAGTACATATTTCCAGAGTCTGCTGCGCCTGGAACCACAAAATTAATATCACCGTTTGTGTTATCGTTTCTGCTTGCTGGACAACCACCAAATTCTCTAAAGTCCCAATAGCCTGTTCCTGTAAAACCAAGTAAAGGTCTATCACCATCTGAATCTTCAAAATCTAAACGAGCGAATGAATCTCCGCCATCTCCACCTTGAGCTGAGAACCATACTCTTTGTAATGTTCCTCTTGTTACAGCTTGTCCTGCTATATTTGCTGCCATTGCTGAAACGTCAAAAAATACAGTTGTTGCACCTGTTCCATCTGATTGATTTACTAATTTTATTACTACTCTCTTGTCGTTTTCTTGTAGGATTTCTGGTCCTGTTACTACGTCTGCCATTTTATTTACCCTCCTTAATTAAGTAAATTTAAGTGGGGCCGAAACCCCACTTAAGTTAATTGTTATTACGCTGCAAATACAAATGCACCTGTGACTTGAGTAGTCTCAGCTGCTAATTTTGTTGCAATGTGCCATGTAGCATTTTCATAACAAATGAAAGCAATCTGTCCACCAGTAGTCAACAAATTAGTTGTTGCGTTAGCTGGTGTGAAAGTTAATTTTGTTTCACCTGCTGCTGAAGTATCAAAAGTTACTTCACTTGAACCTCTTGATTCAATTACTGAACCAGTTGCCCAAACGTCAGAACCTGCTGCATCAAAAATTAATGTAGCTGTTCCACCAGTGGTGTCTTTTGATTGACAGTAAACTACAATTGAACCTCGAGTTGCTGCTGGTAATGTACAAGTTGCAGCTGCTGCACCTGTATAATTTATTACTGAAATAGTATTAGCCGCTAATGTTAAATTAGTTGCTGTTCCTACATCTGCGATTGATAAACCAGTTAGGTCAGGCATGCCTGAACTTTGTCTAGTTGTAATAGCTCCTGTAGCTGTGTTTTTAGTTGCTACTTGAAAGCCTTTTTCTGATCTTACTGGACCATTAAAAGTTGTTGTTGCCATAATTGTTTCTCCGTTTTTCTGTTAATATAGTCTTGAGAATGTCTACTGCACGAGTCTATATTAACTAAATTAAATATGCAGTGTTTGGATTATACGCTTTTAAATAGCAATATGCAAATAAAAAGGGGGCCGAAGCCCCCTTTAAATTAGGTTACTTAATTAAGAATTAAGCAGTTCCTGGAGATCCAAAGATTCCACGAGGGTCAGAAAAGCCGAAGCTGTATCTTTCTCGAGCTTTGTATCTAACGTTACCAGTATCAAAATCGCCTTCCATAGCAGTCTTAATAGCTGCTCTTTCGAACATTTTAAGACCATTAGGAACGTCTGTTTTGATAAAGAACGCATCATCATCTGTTAGGTAGTTATTAACTACATAACCTTGAGGTAACATCCCCATAGATTTTAGTGCGTTAGTATCGTTATCAGAAGTGCCAGTACGTAGAGCAGATTTCATTAGTCTTTCAGCAGTAAATTGTAGAGCTGAAGGAATAATCATTTTCATTCCACGTGCTGCAATCTTCAGACCACGTTCATCAGTAAAAGCATTGATGTCAATCATCGCTTGCTCTAAAGATGTTTCGTTAAGGTCAGAAGCAGTACTTAATTCGTTTCTGAACGTACCTGCAATAGTAGGATGATCGGTAGCCATAAGAGCTTTTCCGTCTCCGCCATTTGCAGTGTCAAAACCGTTATTAAGAACGTTTGCTGCTTTGATTTGCTTAGTATTAGCCATAGATCTAGCTAGTGCCTTTGTATAACGTGTAGCGATACTATCATACAAGTTATCCTCAACAGCTTCTTCTGTGATAGAAAAAGCGAGAGCAACTGTCTCGTGAGTGTAACGTGCAGTGAAAGTTTCGTTAGCGCTATCAAATGATACTGCTGAACCTTCTGCTTTTACTGAAGCGTTTGCAAAACCAGATAACATTACTTCTTCTTCAAAAGCTCTGTCAGATGATTCTTTGTCGAAAATCTCCAAATGTTGATTTTCGTAGTTTTTGTACTCAAGTCCGAATAAAGCATTCAAACCTGGCTCTAGCTCTTTTGCTAGTTGTTGTCTTGATATAGCCATTTTTTAAATCCTCCTGCTATTCTGAACCACCAGTATCAGTAAGATAAAGATGTTCGTTACATTTAACTACATAATTACACTGCTGTACGGTAATGTCGTTGTTTTCC